GGTGAGAGTGAAATAATCCCTGATAGCGGGGTCTTCCAATCTGGGGCTGGCTGCATTAACCAAGCCGGAGGGGGAACCGGCTTCGCCCTGACTACAGGTTGCCGCGATACGCAACCGGCGACGACCATTGACAACATCATTGCGAAGAACGTCGATTTCAGATTTGGCATTGGCAAGTTCCTGTGTGTGCTTCACATCCAATTCGTTCAACATGGTAATGTGTGAGTTCTGATAGTCGATAGTGTCTGTGAGTTGCTGAATGTCTTCTTGCTGCTGCTTTGTAACATGACGTTCTCTCTGTAACGCAGAGTGATAGTAATACGCTGTCAGTGAAATAACGATTAGTGCGAGTATCGTGTAGTAATGAGCATTGAATTTCATGACCGTCTGCCAACAAATTGATTGTATTTCTCGTTTAAAAAACCGAATCCAAAAACAATTGGCATCAAAATAACAAACAGCGGCCACATGAGTGACATAAACATAATTAACCCAAAACTTTCCGGGTCATTAGATCGTTTTTCTATCAATGTAAAAATAATCAATGCCGCAATCACACCGAGAAAATAAATGACTGGAACCAGAATCTGAATAATGCTCATCACTCAATTCCTTATAGCAACTCAAACGCCCGTTCGAACGTCTCCGGTGAATAGGGTTGCTGATTTGCGTTCTCCATCTTGATAATACCTTCAGCTAAAGCGAACAAGGTTATCTTGTCTTGGGTAGATATACGCTCATCCGCAGAGACGCCCACCTTCTTAGCCGCAAACTGAATATAATTTTCCGTATTATTCTCGTGGGGCGGTGCGTAACGATTGATAATCTCTCTGACTGTATTCAGTTTGTGCTTGCGTTGGTAGTTTTGCAGCAATTTGAACAACGCCCGGATACCATACTCCGGCGACTCAAACCGGCAGAACCGAGGTTCAATCGTTGGATCAAGAGGTAATTGACCGAGCCAGTCGTTGAAACGGTTATAGTCAATATTGCCGGGATTATTGTTTCGTATGCCCCTGCTTATTATACTCATTCTTTTATCCCCGCTTTATTACGCAAAGTCCCGCGCATTAATTGGCCGAAAAAATCCGTTCCCAGATAGCCAATAATCACGCTGCCGATATAAGCCAGATCCGTACTCAGATTTAAGAAGACGAGCAAGTCACGAATAAACCATGCAATAAGTGCACACATCAGCGCGTCAATCATCGTCTTCCAGAACTTACCGCCGTTATATCGGCCTCTGAGGTAAGCCATTGTTGCAGCCAGTGCCGCCCCTAAACCTTGTTCTTTGACTGATAACAGCCATAACCATAGCTGCATCCAGATGTCAGGCTGCTTGTCCATGAGTTTCATATCCACCCCCATAAAATGGGCGTCCGTGGGGTGAACTATGTTACCCCTGTGAGTTGTAGTTAATTAAAGACGCCAACCGCAACAAAGATTGGAGTGTTGAGACGTTGCGGCGGCGAAATGAAAAACCCGCCGAAGCGGGTCGTGATGCTGATAAAGCGCCAAGGGCTAGGTTACTCTTTATTCATTCCATCATCTTGTTCTGTTTCTAAAATTAATTTCGGATGAACGGTGTCAACTAAGTCATAAAATTGCTCAGGGGTTTTTGATATTTTAAGCAAAGTGACAATAGATGCTAAGTGCTCTCTGAGTTTTGGGTGCCCAATATCATCAGTTAGCCACTGGTGTAATTTTGCTTTTCTCTCTGATTGAGAAGCCGCTTTTTTTAATTCAGGTAATAAATCGGGGGCTAGTCGGCTATAAACAACGTTGTTTGTGACGGTGCCAATGAAGCTTGGTCTCCAGTTCTTCTTTCCCGCAGGAGGGTAATCAAGACCGTAAATTCTGAAAAGCCCTTCGTAATAATCTACTGGGAAAGTGCTTACCCAAGGTTTCAGTTCCTTAGCTACAAATGCTTCTAAAATTTTAGCCAGAGCATCACGTTCTCGATCTCTTTGATAACCAGTAGCTTCATCAACAAGTGCTATTGCTCCAACCCTTGCAAGCGCTTTATAAAGTGCATTGGCTTTTATAGCTGTATTAATATGATTTCTTTGTTTTAATACACCCGCTTTATCCGCCTCTATCCATACCTCACATATCGCAGGTAAAAGTGTGACATCAACACCGTAAGCAGCACCACCTCCCGTTCTATAAACAATTGGCTCTGCTAATTCTCTCCTTAAATCATCTGGAATGAACTCATCTAATTCGCCAGCTTGAAGAACGTAAGGAAGTTGTCCGGGTCTTCCATTTGGAATCCATCTAGGCATTTTGGAGCCAATGGAAACACCAAACGTTTCAGCAAGTCCCCCAGTACCCTGCATAGAAATAACCCTTTTGCCATCGGGCAGTACGGCACATTGAACACCATTTGCTGCCATTACCCCAGTATGAGTGGCTTTTGGTGCTCCACGGATAATAGCGGACATAGCTGATGCTTTACGTGCTCTTTCTTTTGTGTTCATAAAGCGACCTTTTTTTATTAGTTGAGGCCATATTAGCTTAATGAAAAATAAACATCAAATTATAGCTAAAAATAAAATTAGCTATAAACAATATCATTTTATAAAAAAAATATTTAAATCATATGGTTAAATTCATTTAACTCTTAGCAAAAATCTATTTTAGCTAAAAAGTACGCCAATGTTTTGTTTAGCTATATTATTGGATCTTTTGGTCATTTTTTTAATAAAAACACACCGATATGTAACGCAATCATCGCCGAGGTTGTGTCTAGTATTTTTCATCTTCATGTTCCACCCCCGTTGGGGATTAAGATCCCGTTCAACGGGCGTGAAAAGAAAAAGGCCACACCAAAGTGTGACCGTAAATTGATGCCAGAATAAGCGACTGGCGGCACATGCCCCTATCTGCTATCGTTAAATCGCCAAAAGTAACCATGCAAACGAGGAAAATTAGATGGGAAAAGTAATCAAAACAAATAAGTTTATAGGTGACAGTATGCCACCTGGACTTGCCAGAAAAATATACGAGCAAGCCAAACAGCAACCACAACAATCACCAAATAAACCAAATGAACAATCTCCTGCTTCTTCGAGTGGAGGTTCTAGTAAAAACCAGTAAAAAATAAGGATAATTTATGAGCCGAGAAAACCTGCTATATCTAATCTACTATTCATACCAGCTTCACATGATGTTTAGTGTATTACTCGGTAGAATAGATAAAGTACTTTCATTTTTTCTACTCTTACTCGGCTCGTCCGTTATTGGTAACCTTGGGAATCAGGTCATTATCGGTATTGCAATAGCAGCCATTACTGCGCTTAGGATGGCATTTTCATTTGAGAAAACAGCCGAATCAGCCAGAAAACAATCTATACGCTATCTAAACCTATATACCATTCACGCTCTTACTGCTCCTGAACAGGAGTTAGCAAACTATGTTTCCGACATGCAAAATGACGATCATATTGTTTGGAGTCCTTTAGTTAATCCGGCAGACATAATCACAAGAAAACATCTTGGTGAGCCAGTAGACATAAAACTTACCCGTTGGGAAAGATTTATGTCATGCATAGCCAGATAGTGAATAAACCATTCTGTTTATTCAAATAAAAAGGCTACGCATTGCGTAGCCCGGAATTGATGCCACATCAGCCATTAGACAGACTGAAACTTTTATCTGAGAACGGGGGATGTGGGCTTTATATATGAAAAAACCCCGAGGAAACGAGGCTTAGGATTCTTTTGCTTTCAACGAAGTGCAATAACCCATCGTTGGGATAACGATAGGCCATTTTTCCGAAATCGTCAATATATATTTTTCACAAAATAACAATTAAAAAGAAATAAATTCTCTCTTTGTTAATTCTGATAAAATATAATCAGCACATTCCTCCTCTTTAAAGCATTCACTTACTAACCGTTCAAACAATGGTTGATATTTGTCATAGCAGGTTGTTTTAGATATCCCTGTTAGTGGCTTTATTACTTCAAAGACTTCTGTAAATTTCAGTCTTGAATATCCACGCCCTGAGCATTTAGGACATACTTTGTAAATCGGTACACTTTGCAACTTGGTCTGCTTTTCATCCAGAACTTGCCCACGTCCATTACAGCGACAAGAATGACTCACAGTACCCTTCCCTTTGCAAGACCTGCAAAGCACTCTACATGTTTCTTCTACCTCCCGAATTGAGGTAATAAAACGCTTAGGTTTTATGTTTAATGCCTTAGCAAGCATTCCTTCACTACTTCCGTATTTTGTAGTGAACTTACGAACGGAGATAAACCCACCTTCACAATCAGAACACGGCTTCTTGCTGGCGGCACTTCTCGCATAATCCTGAAATGCATAATTTGCGAGTAATTGCAGAACATTTTGCTTAACATTCTCATCAAGCTTATCAATGGCACTGTGTTTGTGAACCTGAGTCAGTGCATATTGATAGAGACTCTCCACCGCTTCATCTGAGCTATTGATCCCCTGTTTCGCCAAAAACAGTTCAATACCAAGCCTCGCTTTTGCGGACGCCAACCCTAGCGCGGCCATCACATCGGTAATTGAGAATGAATCAGTAGCAGTTGCGGCTGGAGAGTCACTAAACATGATCCCTTTGGGTGAAAAATACTTCGGTAGTAATTCAAGGTTCATTTTCCCACCTCTAATAAAACTGAATGACATTTGTCATACTTAGTTGAAAACATGACTGAGTGTTTTTTGCCCCTGACTCTCCGATCATGAATAACTTTCAGTGAACCATATTTGCATTGCAAAACAGCAAATGACCTGCCTGTGATTCCACTTCTGAAGCGAGCATCTTCTATCGCTGCTTCAATATCAGTGAAGATTGTCATTGCTTAAGCTCCTGAGCTTCTCTTTGTAGTAATCGCGGATCTGCTCGTAATCATCACGTTTCCATTTCGGCAAAGCATGATGAGACATCAATCTGTTGAATCGCTCTTGCCCAATTTTCTCAATCAGACAAGGTTTATAATTAATTATATTTCCCGATAAGTGATTATTACAGGGGGCGCATTGCTTATGAACATTATCTTCATCAAATCTCAATTCTGGATGAGCTTTAATTGTTAGATAATGCCCTGCGTGATATTGCCCATTATGAAATCTCCCACAACTAATACATGGCTGGTACTTATCTCTTTCTCTGATAAATGCATTAAACGCCTGCTGTGCCTGATTTCTAAAATAAGAGAGTGGCTTTACTGCTAACTTGCGTGCTTTAAGTTTATCTTTTTTCTCTGCTAATTCTTGTTGCTGTTTCTTTTTAAGTTCCCGCTCTGCTTTATCTCTGTCTCTATTCCGCTTCTTAATTGCTAATTCCGCGCCATGTTCTGGATTACACCAATAAATATTCGAATACTTTGGCATAAACCATTCGCAACATATTTTACACTTTCTCCTCACCGGCTTTTTCATTATTCCAGCTCCTAGATTTCTTGAATTTCAGATAATCCTATAATTTCAGGCGTGGTGAATAGACCAACCTCTAAATCACCGTCTATCATTCTGATTATCCAGTCTTTCATTATTTATCTTGCTCCTGTTTTAATTTCATATATTCGCTATTTGCCGGGATAGTCACGAAACAACCAATACTCACAGCCCATTGCTCAACTCTTTCCATAAACTGAAACATATCCCCTGTGTCGAGTTTTGATGTCCGCTTAAGCGTCCTGACACGCTCTGTAAGCTGCGTAGTGACATCCATTATCTCGATAACTTCATAGCCTAGGAATGTGTGTTTCAACATTTCCTTAACTTCTTCCAGTGAATATTTAGCGCCATTAGCACACAAATAACGACTTATCTCACCAAACCACAAATGTGCCGTGGCATTTTGAGATAATGAGCGTTTATTTTTCCAAGGTTTAATGATAATTCGATGCGGTTGTTTCGTTTGAAGTGTTTCTTTCAATATTTCCCATGCCTGAGATTTATTTGATTCATGAAAACAAAAATCAGCTTCCATTTATCCCCCATTATTTACTTTCTTATTCCATGCGATCTCTGATTCTTCTAGCGTTGGATATGATTGGCTTTCATTTTGACAGCGACGGCATTTGTGATAATGCCACCTGCCTTTACTTTCATCGTTATAATCACGCAGCACCCAGCAATTGATAGCTTTACCGCCACATTTACATGGTAGAAATGTTCTTTCTTCACTCATCGTTATTTACTCTCTTATTCCAGGCTTTGATTGCCATTTCATGCTGTCGACGGATATCATCATTAATAAACTGGGCTGTTTGTGCATCACAATTGAAGCATCTGACAATTGATGAACGATACGGACAGTCATCTTCATATTGCCGAAATACTCCAACATCTTTGCTACCGCAAAACGGGCATGGCTTAATTTCCTTCATATCAAAAATCCTTCATCTCTGTAACTGCTCTTGAAATACTTTGGCACCATTGATCAGCATATCGTTGAAATCCCCGGCTTCGGGCCAACGAATGCTGACAAGTTCCACATCATTGTTACTCAGAATATTTTTATTACCACACTCAAACGCCGCAGCAAGCCCTGTCCCGTTACTGTCCCTGTCTGCGAAAATAATTAAGTGTTTCACTCCCTTGGGAGCGCGGAACTTCCGTAAAAATCCGGCATTCAGAGTTGACCAGGTGTTGCAGCCGTATATCTGTTTGCATGACAATGCTGTTTCTATCCCTTCTGCTATCCCCAAAGTTGAAGAGACTGGAAACATGCGGATAGCAATGGAATTAGCAAAGTTCAGATAGTTATCTTCCTGCAATTTCAGCATCCGCTTATTACCGTCAAAATCCGCTTTTTTCTCTCCGTCTAGTACCGTTCTATGGAGATAACAGCCTGCCCCTTTATCATCCGTAGCAATTGACCAGATAGCCTGCTTATTCCCAAATGGCGTTTTTTCTTCCGTATTGAAACGAATATGGCCGGACGGTAATTCAAATATGCCGCGATTGAACAAGTAGTGTTGAGCGGCGGTATCGTTTAGCGGGGGTAGTGTTGAAAATTTACTGATGACTTTTACACGGATTGTTTGAGTTTCTGGCTGTTGCTGCTTATCATGACCTCGTTTGTAGTTGTAACTGTTTCCTATTAGTGAATCAATTTCTCTTGCTAATGTCTTGAAATCTTTTCCTTGGGTTAGTTCTAGCAGCTTCCACCCATCACCGGCACCGCAACTACATATCCACGATCCGGTACCGTCCTTGTCATCGCATCGGTATTTTCCTTTTCGCTTACATGCTGGACACTCTCCTGCATAATGTTTCTTTCCTGTAACATTGGGTAAATCGTAGTATTCAAAAATTTCAGGCCACCGCCCTCTCACTGCTTCCACTGTTCGCATTTTTCTGTTTCTCCTGCATCTTTGCCCACGCGATTTGTTTAGAACGAATGAAGTTGTAAACTTCCGGTGAGATTTCAATTAAGTGATCGCTTAAGCCGTGCGGCCAGACACCGAACTTTTTCTTGTATGTATGAGCGCACCAGCCATCGGAAATGGGTTTCCCCTGATTTTCCCGTTCACGCTGATAATATTTAATTTGTGACCACCAGCTTTGTTTCTCTTCCTTGCTGTAAATTCGCTCGTTCTTCCCTAATTTTTTCAGCCCGCGAGACTCATCAACATCAACGTTCTCACCAGCAAGCGGCTTGAAACCGCATTTCGGGCAAACATAGACGCCAGCCGGTTTCATGTAATGACAGCCATGGCATTCTTTCGGGATTTTCTCTTGTTTGACTTTCTCGCTAAAACTTGATGAAGATTTCATGCCATCATTTTTGGATGGCAACTTGTCATACTCAATTTCATCAGGGAAGCCGAGAAGATGGACGCTGCCACTGTGATCGAATATCAAGCATTTATCTTTGCCCTTCGCTGTTCTCAACCCTCGCCCAAGGCATTGCACCCATCTGATTTCTGATTTTGTAGGCCGGGCATAAATGATACAGCGCACGTCACTATCAAACCCGGCAACAAGTACACCGACATTGACGATGATTTTCGTCGCACCCTGTTCAAACCTGTTAATGATCAACTGCCGCTCATCATGTGGGGTTTCTGCTGTCATCACTTCGGTGTTAATACCAGACTTGTTAAACTCCATCGTGACATAGTTAGCGTGCTTAACATTCACACAAAAGCAGATTGTTGGCCGGTCCTCGCCGTTCTCCAGCCAGTTCCTGACGATATTGCCCACCAGCGTTGAATCGCCCATGATCTGGGCTAGTTGCTCCTCGTTATAGTCATTACCAAAAGCCGCTAAACTTGTTGTTTTCACGCCGGTCAAATCGGGCCTGTCGGGCGCATAGAACTCATATTTGCTCAGATCCCCAATGCTAATGAGTTCTTTCATCGTCGTTGGCTTAATCAACTTCTCGTAATATTTACCCATCCACGTCGCAAATGGCGTTCCTGATAAGCCAACAACTCGAATGTCGCTATCTCTGATAATTTCCAGTAACTTACGGCGCTTCATGTGGGCTTCATCAATGATCAGTAAGTCGATGTTGTCTGGAAACTCACGACGAATAAGCGTGTCAGCCGAAGCAATTTGAATTAGTCGATCTGGGTCATGTAGTGGATGATTTCGCCAAACGTAGCTGATTTGATCTGCTGGCAGTCCGTATTCAACGAACCGGGTCGCAGTCTGATCGAGAAGTACTGTGTACGGGGCTACGAACATCACTCTCATACCATGACTGACAAATCCGTCAGCAATAAACGCCGCTATTGCTGTTTTTCCAAAGCCTACACTGGCCGATAATAAAAACGTTCGATGTTTTTTCCAGTCATGACGAAGCATGTTAAGCGCGGTGACCTGCTTAACCTTCGGTGTTATATTTAACATATTGAATCCTTTGAAAGTCGGTTCGGGGTCGCTCGCCAAAGTTTCCGAATCGATTTTTATTGATGATTTCGCTATGTTTCCTCTTCAAACGTAGCGGGAACAGTGAATGAATCTGTAGCAGCGCTGGCAGGGTTCAATCTGTATTTCACATTTCTTGCCCGGTTTGATTCAGCAAAAAACAACGCGGTATCTCGTAACTCCCGCTTGCCTTTCCAGAACCCATCCGGGTTTATCTCGTAAACTTTGCTGTACCTGCTGCGTATCATCCCTGACTCTTTCAGGGTTTTTATCGATCTGTACACCGCACTTTTTGACAAGCCGGTTTGTGATATGAGCGTTGATACATCGACCATCAGCGCCCCTGTCTCTTTGTCCATGTCCTTGATCATTTTTAAATACAAAATTATTGTTGCGTTATCTCTCTCTTGTGCACATTTAGTAATAAAATCAATACCTTTGTCGTATGCCTGAATGAATATATGGCCTTTAGTGTCATGATTGGGTATAATTTCAACATCGTGTATTTTTGACTGCTTAGTCATCACTTCACCCGCCAAATTACTTATAACCCACTGTTTTTAAAGACTTTCCCATACTGTGGGACAAATTGTCCCATACTGTGGGAAAAACGCATTTTTAACCTATTGATTTTAAACATATTTTTAAGTCGTCCCTTCTATGATTCTATATGTCAGATTCTGTGACTCGATCCGCCGTTGACCTTGACCTTGTTTTCCGGGTTTTGGCCTTGTGCAAACCTCGACTTTCAGCACTTACCAGAAAAGAACCCTCCACGGTGTTTAAGCGGCTCCGGTATGGGCTGGTTTTGCTGGATAGTGCCTGTTTTCAGCAACTCAGTGGGGGTTGTTACATACCCCTGACTGAACGCAGCATATTTCCTGACAAACTCCCTAAGCCGGATATTTGCATGACGCCGTGCGATGTTATCTTTCCGGTACGATACCGGCTCTTCATCCCAAGCCGCTTCATACACTTCTGAATAACGCACCGTGATTTTTCCGCGAGTGGACGGATCGAGCTGCAACAGCATTTCTCGAATCCATTTTTCATCATCACGAAAGAAATTCGCCGGCATCAAGACATTGACGTGATAGTCGAAACTGTCCATAATCACCTCGCTATGTTAGGGGAAAGTGAGAGCTCCCCTATTGACTTATATTTGATTAGCCTCATCTGCTGTAACAGACGGGGCGCTTTCTCTTAAGTGAGATAGCATCTCTTGCAACGCTTTAGCTATCTGTGCTGTTTCTTCTCCATGAATGATCACTTCGCTTACAGGGGTTTCAAACCCAATAGCAGCCAGTAACTTAGCGGCTTTAGTAACAAAGCCCGTCTCTTCTGCTTGCCAGCGGCTTATCTGTGATTGATGCACGCCAACCGCATCAGCAACATGCTTCGGACCGGTAACGATGATCCCCTTTCTTATTCGTGACTCGATTTCTTTAGTTTTGCGTTCCATTGCGATATTCATTTGTCATACTTTCCTAAATTAATTAAAAAGTTAATAACCCAATAATTGGGCTACGCTCCCCGTTTGGCAGGGAATCCCTATTGCTTAAACAGGGAATCTACACTTTGTAGCGTAGGACGCGGATTGTTAAAGAGCATGCGAGCTATACCGGCTCGCGCGGTTTATTTACCTGGCTTGGAAACGGCTTAATTTCCTCAGCTTCAATTCGCCCATCACTGTGAACAATTACAGTGATCTTTCTCCCAATAGAGAGAGCTTTGCTAATTGCGCTTTGGTTAATTCCAAATAAAGCAGCTGTTTCTTCTTGACCATTTTTGGATACAAAATCTGATAACGGAATTCTGTCCATAGGATTCTCCTAAACAATAACAACACAAGTATCACTCATAGTAATAAAATAGTCAACACTAACGGTGATTTGTAATTATGACTTTAAGTTATAAAATCTAACGATGAAGAAGATTCCATTGACAGATAGTCAAATTGATGACGCACAACGTCTCAAAGCGATTTATGAAGCGAAGAAAAAAACATTGGGGCTTTCCCAAGATATATTGGCTGAAAAAATCGGAATGGGTCAAAGTGGTGTCACGCAATTATTAAATGCAAAAAATGCAATAAATGTATTCCATGCAGCAAAGTTCGCTAAAGTTCTTGAAATCAATATTGATGACTTTAGCCCCTCTCTTGCTGCTGAAATCGCAGAATTGGCAAAATATATCGTTGATAAAAATGGAAAGAATGAGATATCTAAACGTTTAACTCAAGAACAAGAAGAATTGCTTAATATTTATCATGGACTGCCAAGCGAAGAAGCTCAAAAATTTCTACGCGAGATGAAAGCCAAGAAAGCACATTTTGATAAAATTTTTGAAGAGATGCTTGCGAAGAGGGGCAGTAAAGCAGGTTAATGATATAAATTTCAAGTGCAAATATTAACGTGTGAAATTGTTACATTTGTCATGTTTTTAATAATCAAAGTGTTTCCCGTTCGCGGGGATAATGGCTGTCGAGACTATGCAGCCGCATAAATAGCCGCAAGGTATCCATTAACAAGAAACCAAGTGTGAGATAAAAACCAATTTATTCAATCCAATAGGAATACTTGATGAAAATAAACTTTTATGCGATCTATTCTCAAAATCAGCGCACTAAAGACAAGTACAAGTTAGATCTGCTAGATTTACTGAATAAAAAAATTATTGAGCCAAAATCTCATGCTTTAGATTGTGAAACTCACCATCTTTATTTACATCGTATTGATGACAAAACGTTTCTTTTTACAAAAACCAGTGATAGCGAGTTAATAAAAAAAATTAACAGATCAAATTCCTCTGTGAAAGACATCAGGGACAGCCTTACTGAAGACGAATCATTAGGGTTTCCCTCTTTTATCTTCATTGACGGGAATGTGATGGGGTTTGCCTCTTCAATGTACGGCCCTAGAACAAGGGAACTAGCTGAATTCGTAAAAAATAAAAACCTTATTCAGCATAAACACCACTATATGGTAGCAGAGCCATTGATGAGAGATATGTCAAAAGATGATGCTCTTAAAATGGATTTCATTGGTAGGACCACACTAAGAGTTGAGACAGGTAACAGAATATGTAGTGAAATACTAAAAGGGTTAGGCTGCAAAAAAATAGAAGAAGAATTACTCGACGGGTTGGAAATTATTATAAAACCCAAAAGAAACAAAGATATAAAAGGCATAACTAAAGATATTATAACCAATAAAAACAATTCATTCAGTGATGTTCATATCAAAGCCAGAGAAGAGGCGGCAGATATACTAACTGAGTACTATCTCTCTGGCAAAGGACATCTAGGCGCCAACTTATACAAAGCATCCAATGCAGATGTTGCTGAAGAAATCCAGTATTGCTTCATTCGAATGAAGACATCTATAATAAAAAGTTTTGATCAAACGTTAGGTGATGAGCTGAAACAAACTTAAATAGGGGGTTACATGAGTAGAAAACACAAGGTTAGACTAGCCTTTATCCTCATATTAGTACCCTACTTATTAGTGATCTTGGCTTGCTGCGTGTTTAAGCATTACCAGCCCGAGCTTTCATTCACAAAGAATAGAGAGGTGCTAGGCGCGGCAATGAGTTCTTATGCTGGAACTACAATAGCAATACTGATAGCAGCCCTGACGTTTGTTATTGGGCTAAGGGGAAGAAATATAGCTAAACTTGAACGCTATGGATACATGACATCTGTAATTATTATGTATTCACTTAGTTTTGTTGAGCTTGGTATTCTTTTCTTTACAGGAGTGCTTTTGATGTCGAATCTGGAAGGGATACCTCTGTCATCGATAGCTATAATCATAGCCGCCTCATCCTTCATGCATATCTGCTTTCTACTAATTCAACTATTTAATTTCTCTAAAGAACAATAAATTCTAATAAGCCACCCACCCGGTGGCTTTTTTATGCCCTCCCCCGCCAAATCAGCTCAAATCTCCCCATCCAGAAAAATTTTTTCAAAATAAATTGTCTGTAAAAACAAGGTTATCACTCATAGTAATAAAATATTATCACCGTTAGTGTTGACTATTTTATTACTATGAGTGATACTTCAATCATCAAAGGCACACAAGATAGCGAACAGGCAAGGAAAGCCCACGAAGTAGCCGCTACCGGCGTATGAAAAGGTAGATGATTCGCAAGTGCTAAGAAACAGACGCAACGAACAATAGAGGATAGTCACGATGAACGCATACAACAACGGCGCATACCACAACAACGCATACCACAACGGCGCATACTACAGCTACACATACAACAACAAAGCATACTACAACAACACATACTACGACAACGCAACAATGTACGTAGATAAATTCACGGGTAAGCAATATCTCGTACAAAACCGCAACAGCGGAAGAGTTACACAGTATGCACCAAACGTACAGGTGTATCACGACTGGTCATGTGAAGATGGCGGCAAATTATGCACTACAGTTTTCAAAAGCCGCAAAGAACTAAATAGCTGGCTTCGCATGATGGGATTCAAGAACTAACTAAAAGGAAGTTCCGCTCTTTAACAATATGACGATTAATCGCTCTGAATAAGTGTTAGAGCAACCCCACGAGTAGGTTTTGGTGTGGAAGTCCACAACTAAAACTTACTGAGGAGGCAAAAAAATATGGCTACTTCAAACCGTCCTGTTCTCACTCTTAAGAGTCTGGCAGACAGCGAAATTAAACCAACTGTCACTGTTAAGCCCAAAAAAGACAATGCAAAGTCTCGTCGCCTGGCAAAACAAATGGCTTTTTGGGATAAAAAACGCGCTGAGTATGAAGCAAAACCCAGAAGTCGTTCAGTTGATGAAATTATCGATTCAATTATTAAGCCAGTCGATGAAACTGATGTCATTGCAAATCTGATTATTGCTTTAAAGAGTAATGATAAGCCGGAAATTACGGGTAGTCGCTGTTTGCAAGATGCTTGGCTTTATTCAGTTAGATAATATGAGGCATTAATTATGAAAAAATCATTTTATGTTGTCGCTGGGAAATATGTAGAGTACGAAGGCGAACAAACTGAGGATATCAAATTCGCTCATTCTTTCAACACAATGGAAGAAGCAGAGAAATGCGTTATTGAAAATGAATTAACAGTGTGCCAGATATGCCGAATTGAAGTTTATTTCAATTAACTAATTACAGCTCATTTATAGATTGAGTGGGCTGTGGTGAGTTAATCATAGGAGAATAAAAGTGGAACTAACAGCAGAACATCAGAATTATATGAAATGTATCGCAAATGATATTATCAATCTTTTCGAAGATAAAAATCAGTTGCTTGAAATAGTAAAAGAGAACGGAGATTTATATAACTCACTTTTCGAAGCTTGTACTAAAGACTTTTTCAAGCGTCAAAAAGATATGTGTGAAATTGCAATTACAGACATGTCAAAATGCTCAAATATAGTGCCACTTGCAATTCTAAAGCATATGCAAGATAACAATATGATTGCATTAAAAGTTTAATTTCGCCACACCGGGAAAATAGGGAGTTACTGGCAGGGATGCTATTAATTAAATAGAGGATTAAACAATGTCAGACAATAAAAGACACGTGCACGCTGATTCAATGCTTGAATATGCGATTGATGCTTCGAAGACAGATAAGCCTTGGGAGCTGTGGGAACAATTATGTTCTGATGAAACTGGAGGAAGTAACAGGCTTATTCCTGTAGAGGTCACTAGCACTGATGGTGTCATAGCATCAGAACTAGATCCAATTGGAGACGTTCAGGAGCTTAAAAAAGAACTAGCAGCGTTAGGTATGACAACTAATGAGGCAATAGAAATTTTACGTAAGTCTAGGTTGAGTAAGCAGGATCAAAGGAGAGCTGGGAGGCAGGCTTGCTGAAATACAACGTCAGAAAGACGAAGAAATGCGACGGCAGGCTGACATTGAGCATCGTAAACGCATTAACAATGAATCTCTGCAAGAGTTAATTAAAGCCGGAATCACGGAAGAATGTGCAAAAAATTGCATTAAAGTTATTGCTTCTGGAAATACGACTCACTTAAAAATCATCTATTAATTATGAAAATAAACAAACATATTTTTAGTTTAGCTCAGTCTAAAGCCAGAATGGCACATAATATAGATAGCCAAATAATATGGAATATAGCAATGCAATATTTGAGATTAGCATATGAGTATGATTAAAGAGTGGCTCTTTGCTATGTTATATCCGTCTTGTTTGATTCTGTTTGCAACAATTATTTTAATCTTCGTGAGGTAATTATGCTTATAGTCAATTGTGACTCTTTTAAAAGCTTTACAAAAAATAAAGGATTTGAGATTGAGGTTGAAGATGGATATTTCATAACAAAAGGAACTGCTGCGGAAATCATTGGAAACTCTAATCTTTGCTTCAATGAAATAAAGGAATATTTCGAGCAAAAGGGATACAAAATCGAGGCTTTATAATATGAATCCATACGCTACTCAAGATGAACTTGAGGAAAAAAGATGGAATGATTTTCACACGGAATGTTTCAGGGAAGAAATTGAAGGCATGGATGCTGAAACCATTTATAATAAACTCCCGCTCGAATCCACCAAGCTATTCTCAGATATAACAAATAAATATTTCGGCAGTATATTTGAAGACAATATCGAAGCAATGAATTTGCTCAATGACTTCTTATATGCAGCGTGTCTATTGGCAGTAAAACAAAAGGGGTAAACAATGAAACCCGGTATTTATTATGATATATCGAATGAAGATTATCATTCCGGGGCTGGAATAAGTAAGTCACAGCTTGATGATATAGCAATAAACCCAGCCATTTTTCAATGGAGGAAAATGGCCCCAACTGATGAGGAAAAAACAAAAGCTCTGGATATAGGAACGGCTCTTCATTGTTTATTATTAGAACCGAATGAATTTAGCAATCGATTTATTGAAGCGCCGGAGTTTAATAGACGAACAAATGTAGGGAAAGAAGAGGAAAGGGAATTCCGTTCTCGATGCGCAAACTCAGGGAAAATAGTCATGGACTACGAACAACATCGGAAACTGAAAATTATGCGTGAGAGTGTCATGTCTCACGCAGGAGCCAGATATTTACTTGATGCAGAAGGACACTGCGAAGCATCAATTTATTGGAATGATACAGAAACAGGAGAGTTATGCAGGATTAGACCGGATAAGTTTTTAAAAGAAAGATCTTTGATTGTTGATGTGAAAAAAGTTGCTGACATGAGTAGATTTTCACGACACATCGAAGAGTTTAGATACCACGTTCAAGCAGCAATGTATTGTGAGGGATTTAAGCAGCATTTTGGGCAATCCCCGTCATTCGTCTTCATTGCTGTTAGTGAGTCAATAAATTGCGGTAGATACCCGGTTCGATTGTTTGTTCTTTGTGATGATGATCACGATGTTGGTTATTCATTATTTAGACGTGATATCGAAACATATCACACGTGCAAGGCATCAGATAATTGGGGCCTTGGTTTTGAAATAATTCAACGCCCGAAATGGGCAAGGAACAGAGATGAATAACGTAGTAGCAAACCCATTTGGCCCGGCAGGACAATCAGCTCAACAGGGAACCGGGATGATTGCCGTTGAACAACAAAGAGCCATACAGGAAGTCCAGGCGGCAATGATAATCGCCAAAAAATTCCCGCGCGACCCAATTGTCGCAATGGATAAAATTTTGCAAGCATGTACTCGTCCTACGCTGGCCGAGGGTGCGTTGTATTCATATAGCAAAGGAGGGGCAGCAGTAACAGGGCCTAGCATCCGTCTCGCTGAAGCGCTTGCTCAAAACTGGGGGAATATTCAATTTGGTATTAGAGAGCTGGAACAGAAAAACGGCGAATCGTCTGTTGAAGCGTTCGCGTGGGATATTGAAACAAATACTCGTCAAGTTAAGACCTTTACTGTTCCACACGTCAGGTATACACGCAATGGCAAGAAAAAGCTGGAAGACCCGCGAGATATCTACGAAATGGTAGCAAACCAAGGTTCAAGACGTCTTCGCGCATGTATCCTCGGAGTCATACCGGGTGACGTTATTGAAGCCGCAGTGGGTCAGTGTGAGGTCACTTTGAACAGCCATGCTGACACGTCAGCAGAAGCTATTAAAAAGATGGTCGAGGTCTTTAAAAATGAATTTGGTGTTACAAGTGAACAAATTCAGAAACGTATACAGTGTCGTGTTGAAGCAATGCGTCCCGCCCAAATGGTCCAAATGAAAAAAATCTATGCGAGCTTGCGTGATGGAATGTCAAGCATAGATGACTGGTTCGAGAAATCAGAAACAACTCAAAATAAAGTTGATGAGCTAAATAATATGGGGAATTCAACAAATGACAGAGGAACAGAATAAATATATCGGCATACCTATTACCAATATCTAACCTTCCCTATCACTATATCACTACGCCGCATAAGCAGCGGAGGATTATTATGACAGTCCAAAAAATGGAAGCTATCGTTTACTACTCTCACACAAGAAAAAGGAGATATTTCAGCAAAAATGCGGCAATTAAGGGTGAAGCCAATGCTCGAATATATAAAAAGTATCCACTAGAACAAATGGAATCCGAGAGCGGACGCGTTACTTATCCGGGTTATGACATAGCTGTAGATCATCCTGAATTTTACCGACGAGCAATTCGATATTTAACTTATTTACTCAAGAAAAATACATGATTCAGGAGACTTGTTATGGAAAAAACACCGTGGAATCCAAGTGTTAAAGCAATCCAGCGGGTTAAAGACCCGTTACCAATTCCGACAGAATGCAGATATTGCAAAGGCGACGTAACAATAGCAAGTCACAAGGAAGTGTTCGGGAGGAATTATAGCAAGTGGCCGTGGTTATATATTTGTACTGAGTGTAGGGCTTATGTCGGCATGCATCAGTTTACTTGTATCCCACTCGGTACGCTGGCAAATAAAGCAACTCGGAACGCTAGAATGAATGGTCATTATCATTTTGAGGAAATGAGAGAAAAATGTAATTTAGGGCGAACGGACGCGTATAAATTTCTAGCAAGAAAATTAGGAATTAATTTCAGTGAATGTCACTTCGGCTGGTTCGATATTGACACGTGTTATCGAGCGAAAGAAATTTGTGAAAATATGATTATTAAAAAAGGTAATTATCATGACTAAAAATACAGAATCTTTAATATCCGCATGTCAAGAATTAGCAAGAACTGCGAATTGTGACGATTATTTAATTTTGAATGAGATTGCAGATAGATTGGAATTTCTTCGTAAAGAACACGATAGCTATAAAGAAATGTTTATTGAATCGTGCTTGGGCCTTGCTGCTATAGCTCGCGCTGCTGGAATTAAAGAAGAGAATGATTCGGGGTCGCCGGGCCAAGTAATAGAGAAAATTAACTCAATGCTTAATATAGATTGGAATTTCACAGAGCATCCAGATATTAAAGCTGGCGAAGAAATAAAATGCTGGGCTTATGTGGAAAGAACTATTCGACAATTTGATTATTGTGATGTAGATGAGAATGGAAAGGCTCAATATCATTATCACCCAGTTGAATATAAACGTTATGTTACTACTTTAACTTATCAAAACAAACCGAGCCCTACGGGAGAACATATTTTGTCGCGGCATGATGATATTCCAGAATGGGCAACACAAAATTATGAATATGACTGGGTTCATAGTGTGGGTTGGTGTTTAGAATATAATCATCCTGATTACACTTATTACTATGAAGAATTAGATAAAAATCAAAAAGTTTTAGCGTGGGCAGAACTTAAATATCCATTGTCACCGGAACTAGATCTAGATAATGAATGAATACTTATGTCATCACTTTTATTTTATCTGGAAACGAATGTTCAAGCGATACATGATAAATACTCTCGTGTATCGCGGCACTAATTTATCAGAAGCAAAAGACATTGCTGCATGTGAAATTGAAACATATTCTAAAAAGCGTGGATATTGGA